AGCTGTTGGCTGCTCCGGATCGCTTCCTGTCCGAGAAGGGACTGGAGACCTTCAGCCCCAAGATGCTTCGGATCCTGAAGAACATCAAGAAGTCCAAGGACGGCAACCAGTTCGTGTATTCGCAGTACCGATCACTGGAAGGTCTGGGTGTGCTCTCTGCAGTACTGGAACATGCGGGGTGGCAGCGCTACAAGCTGTCTCACGTTGCCAACCAGTGGGTGGAGGATCCGGATATGGATGATCGCCCTGCCTATACGTTCTACACGGGCGAGGAGAAGGAGGAGGAGCGTGATCTGACCCGCCAGATCTTCAACGGCGTCTACTCCAAGAACTTCCCTGCGTCTCTGAAGGAGAGCGTGGAGAAGCGTGGCAAGAAGATCCTGAACATCCTGATGGCATCGGCGTCGGGCGCTGAAGGTATCACGCTCAATAACGTGCGCCACGTCCACATCATGGAGCCGCACTGGACACCGGCTCGTCACGATCAGGTTATCGGTCGTGCTATTCGTATCTGCTCCCACGCAACTCTGCCGATGGAGGATCGCACGGTCAAGGTGAGCTTCTACATCTCAGTCTTCACGCAGGATCAGATGAAGTCGGCAGAGTACCCGAACATTGTGGCGATCCGTCGCAATGACATGACCATTAAGCGGTATGAGGGAGATCCGGTGGAGACGTTCATGTCTACAGATGAATACCTTTACGAAACGGCTTTCGAAAAGGAACGCATTGGGCAGCGCATGTCATTGTTGCTGAAGGAGTCGGCGATTGATTGCGAGATTCACCGGAAGCTCCACTCTCGTGAGCGCCCTCAGGTGTCCTGTATGCGATTCGACACGACGGCTACGGGTGAGGATCTGGCGTTCAAGCCGAATATCAAGAATGAAGATCTGGACGCCACCGTGCTGCGCAATACGTCCAAGAAGCACCGCCGTCTGCAAAAGGTGCTCATTCGTGGAATCTCACTGATCATTGATCCCGATACGAAGGAGGTGTTTGATGGACCGGCGTGGGATGATCACCAGCGACTGATCCGCATGGGCATGATGGTGTCGTCTACTTCGATCCGCTTCCTGCCTCCGCTTTGACGTCCTCCAACCACGAAGTACACACCTCGTCCCAGGTCTTGAACGTGTACTCGGCAGCTGCCTTCTTGTAGGCAGGTAGCTTTGCAATCATCGACTCCATCGTGTCCGCAAGATCCTTGTAGCTGAAGGACGGTGCCCACAGTCCAAGGGGCATTGTGCCTGAGAAGTAGACACGATCGCCCGGAGGCACGAATCCACACACGGACTCGTCCATGAAGGCACGGTAGGTACCAATGTCCGTCACAATCTGCGGAGCGCCCGTATACAGGTGCTCAATCTGACAGAGCCCGAATCCCTCCCCATCCGAGGTGTTCACGCCAATGTCTGCTGCATTGTAGATCTCATTGATCGCCGAGTCAGGAACCGGCTTGGCTGCCGTGTCCACGAGCATCAGACGCTTGGCAAAGTCTTCGGCGTTAAGTCCACGACGCTGGATCTCCATTGCAAAGATGCGGCTGACATCGTAATACGCTCCCTGCTGTGCATTCATTCCCGTGACGATCATGTAGTAATACGGCTTCTCGGGATTACGGGCAATCAACTCCACGAATCCCATGATCGAGAGATCCAACCGCTTCCGCTGACTGTTGCGATTGGCATTGACCATCAGAACCGCATTGAACGGCAGATTCATGGTTGCGCGGATATTACCACGCAGCACGTCCGGCAGCTTGGAAAACATGGTCGTGTCCACTGCATTCTCGAGAACCCGCACATCCGGAAAGGCATCGTACTTGGAATACACATCTGCCCAATACTTTGTGAAGCAGTAGACGCGGTCGGCGTTCTTGCGAATGGTCTCCAGCAGCGGCGGCGCAATGCCCTCATAGACCTGATCCACGTACAGCCACAGCTTGTACGGCGACGTCGCCTTGTCATACTTCATCGCGTCCATGAAGCGGTGGATAATCAGAGGATCATTGTAGATCATGACCACATCCGGGTTCACCATCTCCAGGTACTCGTGGATCTTGTTGAAGCCAAAGCCCTCCTCCTTCGGATCCTCGTTTGCCACTGCATCATAGGCAATAACACCCGTCGGCACCGATCGAATATTGCCATGCGATGGATGACGCTGAAACCCAAAGTGATACGTCTTCACACCCGACGTGGTGAGCTTCGCGAGCTGCTTCAGCAGATTGTACACCACCTTGGAGTATCCCGTCGTCTGATCTACGTGCGTACTGATAAGAACAAATCGCATTGTGTTCTTAGTCTTTTCTCTCCGTAAACCATAATGCCAGTCCTGCGCCCATCTGGGTCAGACTTTACTTCCTTCGTCAAGGCTGCCGCGCAGTACGTTCCAGCTGGAGCAGCTGCCAAGGCATCCAAATCGGGCGGAGTCTCCGTGGCGAAACCTGGTTTGGGCGCCGTAGTCCGCACCTCACAGGTAGGTGCCTTGGCGTCGCCCACGACCAGTGCAGTGGTCATTAACGGCGTGACGCCCCCGGCGAGTGGTGGTGGCGGGTCAGCTGCAGCGGCAGGATTCAACCCGGCAGGGATAACAGGTCTTGCGATGTGGATGGACGCAACCGATCCACTCGGCACGGGTACACAACCTGCGAACGGGACTGCAATGACATCATGGTTCGATAGGACGGGAAACCTTACGAACATGACCGCACCCAATGGTCTCGTCTCCTATAGCAACACCGGGCTCAATGGACGTCCTGCATTGGTCTTTTCAAACAATACTGCGTACCTCTCCGGGGGTCCCTATCAAGCCGGAGGATCGTACATTGACACCTTCCAGAACAATAAGCAGAACACCTTCTTCATGGTCGCGTACATGCCGGTATATACGTTGGCGAATTCAGTTCTACAGCTTGGAACAACGAAGAATGAAGCATACCGTCCATTTCAGTATTTGGGTCAAGCATTCGGTGTTCGCCACTTCACCTTGGCATCTGACTGGATTGGTAGTTTTGCACCGTATAACGGCGACACAACGTTCCTATTCACATCCTACAACGATGGATCAACGATGGGAAGCGCAATGAACGGAGCTACGACCTACACAACGAATACAGTCTATCCGTTTGCAGCGAACAGCGTGATTAATCAGTTTCTCTTGATTGGTCCAACTACCGTATCCGAGCTGGTCATGTACAATACCGTTCTCAGTATCCCCGAACGTCAGAAGGTCGAAGGCTACCTCGCCTGGAAGTGGGGTCTCCAGGCGAACTTACCTGCTGGGCACCCATATAAGACCGCAGCACCTGTCTAATCTGCGTTTCTCCACACTATACAAAGATGCAAATCAACTCTGCACAGGATTATCTGACTCAGATAAAACGTCAGGTCGTTTCGTGTCAGATCGGATCCTCGCCGCAACCAGCCCATCGCAGATACAACTATGTGTATCTGTCCACCGTTGCCAATGGTGTGAGCAAGTATGACAAAGTACCCTATCCGCAGAACCTGAGCTTGGCTCCGGGATCAGTCCCGGGACCGGCATATGTGACACAGGGAGTGCGCCCAGTTATTGATTGGTGCTATGTAATACCGCCTCTACCTCTATATGATTTCACCTCGTTTACCTTCTCGGCGGCGACTACAACTGGGCGCCTTGGTCCTTCACTTGCGACTGTCAGGGCATATTCTACCTATCTTGCACAATCTTCTTGGACGGCGAACAATAATTTCCTCAATATGTATTCTGGATATGACGGTATACAGGTCTGGACGGTTCCTAAATCAGGCCTTTACCAGTTTGCCATTGCCGGAGCATCGCCAGACCCCGCGCCGAAAGCAGCGGTTGTTACGGGGATGTATAAGTTGGCGCGGGGACAGAAGCTTCTGCTTCTCGTCGGTCAACCTGGAACTCTTAGTGCCGCGGGCACCTACGGCGGTAGCGGCGGCACGTTTGTCGCATATCCGGGATCGACGGGAGTAGGAGGAATATCTTCGGCAACGTGTATCATGGCAGCCGGTGGTACTGGCGGTTACGATACTGTCGCCCCTGACGCGGCATCGGCGAATGCAACGACTACAACCGATGGCGGCTCACCTGGCATGTCCGGGGGCACACCGACCGCCGGGTTCACCGGCGGTCTAGCGTACAGACAGAATGGATACGGTGGAGGAGGCGCAGGATTCTTAGACGACGGTCAAGACGCCAACCTGACGAACAGTGGCGCCAACGCTGGCGACGGAGGAAAATCGTTTCTCAATGGTGGAGCGGGCGCCCCCAAGGGCTGGGGAACGTCGCCCGACGGTGGGTTCGGAGGAGGAGGAAGCGGAGGACTCCCAGAGAACCGACTTGCCGGTGGCGGCGGCTACTGCGGTGGCGGCGGCGCGGGTAACGGCGCTAGCTACGCCGGTGGCGGAGGTGGCTCGTTTGGCGGAACTATTGCAGTTACCAACGGCGGAGCAGGCTACATCACTATCACGGCACTGTAATCAATCTAAACAATCATATCCATTAGATACAATATGCCTGGCGGTCTACTTCAGTTGGTGGCAATTGGAGCCCAGAACGAACTCGTCAATGGAAGCCCGTCCATGACGCATTTCCGAGCCGTCTACCGGCGACACACAAACTTTGCTATGGAGTCAATCCGAATGACCTTTACGAGTTCCGACTTGGGGTTCGACCAGACAACGACACGGACGATTCCGTGCCGGATTGACCGCTATGCTCAGTTGCTGCACGATACCTATCTTGTGATCACCCTGCCAGATATCTGGTCGCCCCTGTGTTCCCTTGGAACCTCGGCACCCCCCACTGGATATGACTCTCGCTCCAACTCGATCGGCTACGAGTTTCGGTGGATTGATAACATTGGATACAACCTGATTGATCACGTGGAGATCACGGCGAACGGTCAGGTGCTCCAGCGGCTCACAGGTGAGTGGCTCAAGTTCTACTCGTACCTGACGCATGACCCCAACAAGCGCAAGTTGGTAGATCAGATGGTAGGTAATGTTCCTGAGATCACGGATCCCGCAAATGCTTATGACCGCATGGGACAGTATCCTCATGCAGTGACACCCCTGAATCAGCCAGGCGGTATCCCCAACACCAAGACGCCCGAGCCTTCTATCCGCTCTCGTCAGCTGGTCATTCCTCTTCACTTTTGGTTCTGCGAGAATCCGGGTATGGCGCTTCCACTGGTGTCCATGCAGAACTCGGACGTCTTTATCAATGTCGCCTTTCGCCCCCTGAATCAGCTCTACACCGTGATTGATGTGAATCCCCTCAATACCGCCACGTATGGAACTCGTGTTCGGTCGTCGAACAAGGGCTACAATCCGTCTGCCCCGACGGCCCCCTACGATTCGATCGGTCGTTTCCTGAGTCCTCCGGCGCTTGATGGTAGCCCTACAAATTCGACTCTGACGACCTTCTTTCCGGATCCGTACCTAGAGGGCAACTTCATCTACCTGACAGAGATGGAGATGGCTCAATTGGCCTCTGCAGATCAGACGTTCTTGGTCAAGACAGTGACATATACCAACAATCCAGGACAGTATGGCGGAAACTCAGATGTGTTGATCCCCTTCTTCAATCTAGTCACCCGCGTAGTGTGGACCTCGCAGCGATCGGACAAGATCCTGGCAAACGACTGGGACAATTACACCAATTGGGACAATCCTGACCGTGCTCCGTTCACGACAACGGGAACTGCGAATGATGCCTTTTCGTCCACAACGAATTCCACAGAGACGCAGACGTTCCTGTACTCGAGCGGTCAGCTGCAGATCTCGTCCGTGTATCCCCGCGACCCGATCACCAATGGGCAACTCCTGCTGGAC